CGCGCTTGTCTAATGGCCTTGGTTATTTCTCCGCTTCTAATGAGGTTGTTAATGAGGGAGGCCACTACATTGCGGCCATATCCTATTGTTTTAGCGATTTGCCCGGCTGTAGCGCCGCCGGACCACATAGTGATTATTGTCGAGGTTATTGGGTCCACCATATCGTTTCTCTTATGAGTTGGGTGGCGACCTCACCGAGACGCCGCCACCCTTCACCAATTAGGGAATACGCACTACTCGGACTCCCCTACGTTGGTCTCGGTGTGCTGGGGCTGCGAGTATTGGCGCGTGATCCCAGCAATGTCCTGTTCAATATCTCCTTCTGGCGCGGCTTCCAAGCCAGCAAACTGCGCCATGAAAGCGATGTAGTTAACGCCGTCAATGTAGTGATCTGGGTTGACCGGATCATTGGACATACGTGCCAGCTTGACGGCATGAAGAATGCCAGCAACATCATAGGGCGTGATCGTCTTGTTAAGGACAATCGTAGCCAGCTTGCTGATCTTGTCGAACGATACTTCAACGGGGCCGTACTGGTCCCCGCGTGACTTGAGCGTATGAACGGCTTGGCTCATAATGTCGATATGATTCATCATGTTTTGCATCCTCGTTTTCGTAGAACTCTTGAATTTTACCGATGTGGGCTGTGTTGATGACAATGTCGCCTCTATTTTGCCATGTGACTTCCCCGTTGTTGTACTGACGTTTGTACCAAGCTGTCCCGCAAATGAACTCTTGTCGATTGAGTAGGTCACAAAATTGATTGCAGGAATTTATCTCCGGCAGCTCAATCGTCACTTGATGCACAAGCATCCCTGCGGCGCTTGGCATATTTAGTGTCATCAAAAACTTCACGTTACTCTCCTCTGCGAACGACGGTGCCATCCATCTTCCGTTTCCATTGGGAGTTTCTCCCGCCGGGAAGGGATGACTTAGGCTTGGCAGCGCCGATGTGTTTCTGGTGTATGCGCTTAACCTTAGCGATCAATGGCATATCAACAGTACTGGTATGAACCCGGTGGCATTTGCGGTGAGCAACGAACCAATTGCTTTCATTATCTTTACCGCCAGCTTCTAGTGGGATGTCATGACTCACATCCCACTCTTCGCCCGGCACAACCTTCATATTGCAGAGGTGGCAAGCGCCACCCCGCGCCAGAAAGATGTCCGCTCTACGTTTGGCGGTAATCTTGACCCGCTTCATCAATGCACCGGTTCGTCTTCTTCGTCGTCATCCTCATCTTCTTCTTGAGCCTTTTGCTTCTCCTTGTGCTTGTCAATCACATCAACGAGCGTGTGGACGACACGGGACGCATACGCATAGGCATCCCCATAACTCTCGGACGCATCAATGATGGCCTTGGCTAGGGCGATATTAAGGACACTCATAACTACCGGAAACTCTTGATCCTCCAGCAGCGAGTTGAGCTTGTCACTAAGCTCCAGCACGGACTTTGCCTTCTCAAGTGTCTCGGTAATCTGCTCAAGGGCGTCATCAAGCATGTTTTTGAATTGATCGTTCATAACCTCATCTCCGCTCTACGTGTTGCATTCTCGGATTGCCATTCGTGGAACTTCATTTTGATGTACTCTAACTTTACCTTTAGCAGAGCCGCTTTCTCCCGCGCCTCCACCATCTTTTTGATGAAGTCTGCCCAGTCGGCAGAGCCTTTGACTTGCATCTCGGCCCTACTAACTGGCATATCCCCACATGAGATCATCATGCGAGATAATACGGCAGACTTCGTTTCTTCCAGCAGATTGGCGGCGGCGTCTGCATCAACCCATGCCTTTGCCACTACGCGATACTGTTCGGATAACGGAATGTCATTGTCCATTCGTTTTGATCCTCAACTCAAGTGCATCGGACATGTCTAGGAATGAGCAAAGACCCCTTTTCTCGCCGCCGTATAGGTCTTTGTTTGTTTTTACCATCCGGACCCTTTTGCCACACACCCAGCCGTCTACTGGACGCCAAAGCGTTTTGCAGAGAACGACCTTATCTGTGACAAGATGCAGAAGCCCTACAAAAGGAACGCGCAGGATTTCTGCTACCGTCTGGCATTTGATGAGCTTGTCCTCAGATACCATCCATTGGCTTTTAAGTTTGCCCCGGAAAATATCCAAAGGAACCTTGCGCCCCTTAATCTCTATAACTCGCACAATGGTGCCATTAATCACCAAGACACCATCAATTTCCGAATAGCTTTGCTTGTCGGTGCCAACAAATGTGCAATGGGGGAAGTGGCTTTCCCATATCCTCACCGCATCATCCGCTTGATGGATGGCGGCTTGCACATTTGGGTCCATGACATCGACCATAAAAGCCTCAGAACGGTATAGAGTCATCGTCAAAGTCGAAGCTCGCTGCCTCTTTCTTGGCAGGGGCTTGCGCCTCGTCCTTACGGTTGAACTTTTGAGAGAAATACTTCTTGCCGTCTTTCGTCTCATTCACCCAAGCAGATTGCCAATAATCAACTCCATCAATGTTGATAGAGCCGGTATATGTCGGCGACTTGTCGTTTTTCATCTTGTCGTTCTTAAAGAGCGATCCCGTATTTGCCTTCGCCTCATATGCCATCATATTTCTCCTCTAGTTTAGCAAGCTTCTCTTCCATCTCGTTGAGAAAGCTGGACACTTCACGCTCAAGCTGCTCAATAAAAGCATCATCACGAGTGACGCGCTTGACGAACAACTGCATCTTTTCCGGCAGCCGTGGGTCGTAAGATACGAAGTCGCACCACTTGCGGCCCGTACAAGCCATCTGCCATTGCATTTGGGTTATGTACTTTGCTGGCACGGTCTCGGTCAGCAACGTGTCCAGATGCGTAGCAGTCTGGGGGCACTTGATCTCCACCAAGCCCTCGTTATCTATCAAGCCATCCGGCGAAGCGCCGGAGCCATCAATAGAGTTGTGGGGAGCAAACCCGATTTCCGTCACCAACGAGCCGCTACTTGCCTCGTACGCGGCCCGTGCTTCTGGTTCGCGGTCTACTCCCCACTGCATTGCGGAGCTGACAAAGGACTCCCCCTTCGTCCCCGTCAGCCTCTCGCAAATCAATTCGGCCATATAGTTAGCGCGGGATGCGCCATAGCCGGTTTTGGTCTTGGCGATAACATCCGCGACTCGGGAGGCAGTTACCTTCCCAAGTCTGATGGCGTGCCATTCCTCGCTACGTTGTTCCATCACTCATCCCCCTTGTTGGCAGCATCAACCGCGCCAGCGATCTTCTTCAAGTCGGCAACCGCTTCGCTATCAAAGACCTCACGTTGGGAAGGATCGAGAGAGCGCCACTTGGAGGTAAGAGCCGCCATGCCTTGCTCGGCCACGCTTTTCATGAGGAGGGCCAGATCAGCAATCTCCTTGTCGGAATACTCGGGCTTTTTAGGTTCCGGCTTCTTTACTGGCGCGGCTGGCCTTTCGGTAGCGGCATTTCCATCATCATCGACAGCCGCCAGACACAGCACAGACATCATGCCGTAGCGGCGTCCGTAGGTAATGCCAGAGCCGATGCCGTGCGCGTCAAACTTGGCGACGGGTATCTCCAACGTCTCCGATACAAACTCACCGGACTTATGGATGAGCATCGTCTCCACTTCCACGTACCCTTGGCGAGTACGGGGAAACTGCATGATGGCGAGATCGTTCACAGCCAACGGTTCGCGGATCACAGCACGGACTGCCGCCAAGTCTGCATACTTGGACTTGAAGGCAGGGTTGATGCCGTCTTTGGTAGCGTCTTCAATCTGGCCTTGGGCCTTGGCCAAAGCGGTAGCAAGTTCTGTAATTGTCTCGGACATTTTCATTTTTACTGCTCCTTAGTCCCACATGCCTTCACGGGCACATTCATCAAAGATGTCATCCATAAGCTTTTGGTCTTTGTGCAGGTCTTTCTGCATCATGATGGCGTTGGGATGATTGTCCGTAGCGCCAGCTTGGAAGTCATAGGTTACGGTTACGTCTGTTCTGGCGTCATACACATCAAGCTGGAAAGCCCAAATGTATGGATTGCCGTCTACGGGGTCTATCTCTATGTCTAGCTCGCCGGAGAGGTAGATGTGGTCCGGCATCTCATGTTCGTCTAACTTATATTCTATCGGTACTAGGTGCATTGCCATCTCCCGTTGTAGGGTGATTTGTTGTACCACTCCCAAAAATAAAATCAACCCCCCCATTGACTTTTATATGGGGAAGTTCATAATGCGATTATGAGACTAGATCGTGATCCACCACTTTATGATGTGTTCCGGCACTTTGGCTCTGCCAAGAAGGTGGCGGACTTCCTCGGCATATCGACGCAAGCGGTATCCCATTGGACCCGTGTTCCGGCGAAGTATGTCTATGCGTTGGCGGGGGCGACGAGCATCCATCCATACAAGCTGCGCCCAGACCTCTATATAGAGTCTTTCTGGATGTCTGGCATGGACACGGCGCTCATTGCTAAGGCTATGTCGTTGGAAGAGTCGGAAGTGTACCGTATTCTTGGCGCAGTTCTGGAGCGTCGAAGGACAAAGCCCAATGTTGAGTCTGACTTTACCGTTCCCGCCGTCAGTCAACCGGTTATGGAGAGCAGGAGCGGGCGGGAAAGTCTATCGGTCCCCGCAGTACACGACTTGGCGCAAGGCAACGATGTGGGACATACGGAGCCAGACAAAGAGTAAGGTGTCTGGCCCGTATAAGCTGACAATCTTGGCAGTAAGGCCCGACAAGCGTAGGCGGGATTTAGGGAATCTTGAGAAGGCCATAAGCGATATTCTGGTTAGCGTTGGCATAGTTGAGGATGACAGCTTTTGTGAGTGGCTGGAGATCAAATGGGTCCAAAACGGCCCGCCGTGTACGGTGCAGATAGAGACAATAGGGGCGATACATGAAGATGAAGCACTATTTTGAGAACCAGAACAATCGCTGGCACGAGCGTTGGCTTGAGAGCGAAAAGTTGGTGAACGAGTTGGAAGAGGCTCTTCTCCATATCGAGACTTTGGCGCTAAAATCCATCACAGATGACGCTGCCAAGAACGCGATCAAACAGATTGTGGATCATGTCTGGCGCGGTAAACGAACATAGAGGAGGGGTGTCTCCACCCGCAGCCGCTACCGTCAACGGGCGAGCGTTAAAGGCGCTTCAAGGCATTGTTCCAAGCTTCCTCTATGGGTTGTGCATTCACTTGGTGAAACGATGCAAGGCGGTACTCTCTAACATTGGAGGCATACATGCGTCTTAAAATGCACCCCGGCATTCCGCATGACACCAAAGAGCTTGCCACACACGTTGGCATGGCGCACTTCGCCCAAACTGGCCCGGCTAATACCTACTGTAGCCAATGTGATTACCGCGCCAAGGGCGGATGTCAAAAGTACGTCCAAATGACAAAGCAGAAGATGAAACTGTTCCCCGGCGAAACGCCATCATGTCGGCACTTTACCCCACGGCAACTAAATGTATGAAATCGTTCAAAAACTACGTGATCGCATAGCCGACTTAGAGGAAGAGATACGCCAACTGCGTGAGGATACGGTTTACGTTGACAGCACGTTTGCCGCCATCCTAAGCAAGCAACATGCCGCCCTGCTCATGGGAATTTATAAGCGTGACATTGCTACGTTCGCGTATCTGGACAACATCACGGAAGAGCATGGCAAGTATAATCGCTATGAAGGCAAGCGGCACCAATCCCTGCGGACAAAGGTCGCCGTCTGGAAGATGCGGAAAGCATTGAAGCCTTACGGCATCGAAATCAAAACATGGCGTGGCGTCGGCTACTATCTGGATGATGAGAACAAAGCAAAGCTAAAGCAGCTAATGGAGAAGAAAGATGAAGTGTGAAGATTGTATGTTTTGGGATGCACCAAAAGAATCGGATGATCTTCAAATTGGGTATTGCGATAAGGCTACCCAAATTTGGAACGCTACAGAATGGAGAGACGTAAACGGAGAAACTACACTAGTAGAGATAGACCCAACCCTCTTGATGTATGTGCAAGACGGGTCTGACTATTATGCCGGTCTCCGCACAAAACCAGACTTCTTTTGCGCTCATTATGAGGAGAAGAAAGATGATTGAAAACAACACGTTGATTCCTCAACAGCCGTGGGTAGTAACTTATGTGGAGCAGCCAACCCTGCGCGATCAGTTCGCAATGGCGGCGCTGACAGGGTTGCTGGCAAGTT